AAGGAACCCATGTTGATATATGATGTGAGACATAATTATCGAGGCCAGTTGAGAGATAAGGCCTTGTGGGTAAGATTTCCACATAAGTCAGAAATCATACCGTCATTGTTGGCAGGAGAGATCAGGGAACCTACTACAGCTCCGGCAGCTTTGGCTAAGTTTAAGCATCCAGTGACAGGTGAAGAAGTGTTCCCTTTGCAGAAGGCTTTGGCAAAACTGGTGAAAGTGCCTGGAAATGACTTTGATCGAGAATTGGAAGATGAGTGTGAGAAGATCATAATGCAGAGTATACCTTGTGTGGTTCCAGCACGGCTTTTGACTTGGGAGGAAACAATACGAGGAGTGGAAGGCTGGCAGTTCACACGTTCTATGAGGACTGACACAGCTTTAGGTTTCACAGGATCTCCCAAGAAAGGAAAAGGAAAATCAGAAGCTGTCTGGAGGGATGAGAAGGGACAATTGCACTTTCAAGAAGGGTGGAAAGAGAAATGTATACATGCAGAAACTGGTTACAAACAAGGTTTGACTGGTTTCGGAGCAAACACCTTGCATTTGAAGGATGAAAGACGGAAGCTGATAAAGGTTGAAAATGGAGATACAAGACCCTTTATAGGTTCATTCTTTGTGCATTATTGTAATTGGAGAAGGCGGTTTTGTTCATTCTTTGAAAACCTTGCCCAAGCACGACATTTGATGGGAGCATGTATCGGAATTAATCCACATTCAACGCAATGGCAAGCCCTGTTGATGTACTTACAAGAAGTGGGTTTGGAGGCACGAGCCCTTGAAGGAGATGCAAGTAACTTTGACAATAGTGGAGAGACTAAGTACAATGAAGGGTTTGTGCGAATTGTGAATGGATGGTATGGAATCCACTGGACAGGAACTTTAGAAGAACTTGGAGAAGACAATAGAGCGCGAGATGCCATTTATCGAGAAGTGTCAGGACCATGCGCTTATGTAATAGTGGGGAAGGATATTATTCAACCGAGCCAGTTCTTCGGCTCAGGAGGTCTGAATACATTTGGAGTGAATTGTGTGAAGACCCTGAAGAATTCTATCTACCTTCCATCTAGACGAGCCAAGCGAGTGACACAGGTTTGGGATGATCTTGGAGATATGTGGCAAGGTGATACTTGGAAAAGTGAGGAGACGGCAATAAAGAATTTGAAATTGTTGGAATCCCTCCTCAACCAAAGGCAAGAAAAGTGGAGCTTGAAGAAAATTGTGGAATTCTGTGAGTCAACGCATGGGATGCGTATGTTCACTCCAGGGACAGTAAAAGAGTGGACTCGGTGTGCTTCTGGAGGAGATGATATTGTCATGACATTGGCGGAAATGATGGAATGGTTCACCTTCGAGATGTGGTGTGAAGAAGCTAAAGCTATTGGATATACTTATACTACGTCACGAAAGGACGGGAGCATGTATGATGCTAAAGTTTTGAGTGAAGTGACATTCTTGAAACGACGCTTTGATACAAAGGTGATACCGGGCTTGGTGACAGCCCCAATGGAGTTGGAAGACTTGGAAGAGATTTTGAATTGGCAGACAGTGAAGATGGAAAAACATGAAGCAGCCCATGAGCTTGTGAGGTGTGTGTTGTTCGAATTATTTCATTATGGAAGACC